AGGCTACCTGGGGTTCAAAGACAATGTTTATCCGGGAAGACCTGCTGGATATTTCCTTTGGATTTAGAAAAATCTCATTTACTGATTACCTGGACAGTAAATTTACATTTACCGATGCTGCCGGTAATAAGACTGGTGGCTTACCTCGTGTGATGAAGCACACCATGCGGCAGATTGGTCAAATATACACACTGCTAATTGCCCATATAAAACGCAGTATTGTCATCATGGGTCCCGTAGTGGTCATAGGCAATGCGCTGAGTAATATGATTTTATTGATGGCTCAGGGCGTTCCGCCTATGTATGCCATTAAGAAACAATATGAAGCTATTCGGGATATGTCTGGATACAAGAAAATTGAAAAGGAATTGGATTCTGTTCGGCGGGAGATTAAAGCCAACCTGGTGCCGGCTAATCTGAACAGTTTAAAACGAGATAGAGATAGACTGAAAATTGATCTGAAAAACAATCCCATGCACAGATTCGTCAAGGCGGGGATTTTTCAAACCATTGTTGAAGATATTGATCTGAATAATGATATTACTGTGAGAAGTGCTTTTGCAAATGCTCTTCCTGGACGGGTGGGAGAACTGGCAGCAACAGCTGGAGACATGATTCCTGACTGGGTCAGTAAAGGCTATGACCAAATCACCCTGGATAAATCCACCGAAGGTGGTCAGCTCATGGAAAATGTCACCGCCTACAGTGATTTTGTTGCCAGGTATGCTCTGGTCAATCACAGAATGGAACATCAGGGTGTGAGCTTTGAGGATGCTATTGATGAAGCTGTGGATGTATTCGTGAACTATGATGTCCCCACCAGTCCTGAGATGCAATATCTCAATGATATGGGAATTTTGATGTTCACGAAATTCATGTTCAGAATTCAGAGAATTATTCTCAGATCTCTCCGGGATGCTCCTCTATCGAATCTGACAAATACCATGACGCTATTGGCTCTGAAAGAACAATTTCCAAATCTACAAAGTATCATTGATGATAATATCATCATGGATAATCCATTCGCCAAAGTGAATCTATTTCTGGATGGGGACAGATTATTTAATCTGAACATGATTAGACAGACAGAATACTTTTTAGGAAATGGAGCCACCTCGGATATAGATCAGATAGCTGATTTTATCTCACCATTTTAAAGGGGCCTTACGGCCCCTCATCCTCTTTGGATCCATGGATCCGGTGGTCTTTAATAACCGCGTAAATCCCTATTGCGATGACGGCCAATATGAGTATCATCGCTATAAATGGAATAGCAAATAACGCGGCTGCAAACATGACCATCACCAAGATGGCTTTCATGGCATCCACGAAATCGTGCATTACCCAAATACAGGGGTATCATCCGCTGGCTCGTCGTCTTCATCTTCCTCGGGGAAAGGACTGACGGCTTCCGGGGTCTCTGTATCCAATGGGATGACTTCCGTCACGTGTGCCGGCGGCGCAGACATATGCTGAGCTACACTGTTGACCTGAATGGTCGCGGTGACGCCGGTAGAGCCACGCGTAGCCGCAAAATCGACGCTGAGGGTTTTCTCATCCATATTGAGGCCCTGGCCTCGGATGTATTCCTGGACTGCAATTTCGAGCTCTTTCTGTACAAGAATTATTTGCATATTATTTTACCTGGTTATATTTGTGATACGCATAATGCGCAATCATTAATGAATCAGACTTCCCATCGTGAAGTCCCCCTCGTGGTCCATAGATATCTGCCTGCGGATATAACCGCTCACAGATTTCAGCCACCCCTGTTTTAATTTTTTTCTTCCTTGCTGCGCCTTTGTATGCCTGTGGAGTGACTAACCCAATATGCTTTTGCCATGCTCTGGGTTTTACACGATCTACACCCATCCCAGAAGCACTGCTAATAGCATTGACAACTCCGACATTGTAACCAAAATTAAAAGAGCTCGTAGCAGCAGACCCTGGTATAACACGGACATCCTCGATCATAATAATTCGTAAATTGTATTCCTCCCGAATATCATTAATCCAGGAAAACGTGAACAATGGCTTATCAGTTGTCGGGGCAAAATGAATACGCCCTTCCTCTGGAACGAGCAGACAATACTGGCCTTTGGCACCGGGGTCAATACCGATATATGCGATCTCTTTCATTACGTATCTCCATACAGCTCATCCATGAGCTGAGAGGTAGAGTGACTTAGGCGAACAGGTCTGGATCGCCACCGACGGGTTGCGCAACGCCCGTTCCGGGCTTTGGGGATGTTACAGCAGCTGTTGCCCCCTTGGCCTTGTTTTTGGTAACGCCGCGATTCTTCGTGGCCCATTTCTTGACGAATTTGGCTTCTGTAAAGCCAGCCTCGATCTCGGTAATGGTCATGCCATTTTCAGAATCAAAGAATTTGTCGACTTCATTCGACTCACGGGTTTCACCAGACGGAACCCAGTTGCCTTCAGAGTTCTGCACATTCTTGTCGTCAACAACCCGGAGCAGACCAACACCGACTTTTTGGCCCAGCAGCTCACGGAATACATCCTTGGGCTGATTGACCTCTGCACGGGCTTCCCAGTCGTAGACCTTGATGGTCAACTCCTCGTCTTCCAGTTTAGAAAAGTCTTTATTGACTGTCAGCTGACACAGCGTATTGGCCATGTTCATACCCGGCAGGAGTTTCAGTTCGCCGGTGGGTACGCCTTTTTTGTCTTTGACTTCATATGTGGGCAAATTGCCCTTTGCGTCACCACCTGTCAACCAGAGTGCCTGTTTGATATGTTTGCCGTCTTTGGTAACCAGATCCAAATGCAGGGCCAGGGCTCCGCCTTTGGACTTGTCTGCGTAGGCCATCTCAATTGTCGTCTGATACAGATCAGAGTCTAATAGGAAATCGCCTCCCAGAAAGTCACCGTCTTTTTGTACATCCTCGCCTACTGCGAGGTTGGAATATTTTCCCATACTGGATTCCTCATTGATAATAGTCGTGTAATCTCTCGATCACTTGTTGGAGATCATTGTCTATAAATGTCTCTTTGGGTTCCCACATGAGCATGGGAGAACGGATACGCTCAGTGACAGTCTCTTTTGTCAGGCGAGTCTGATAAACGTATTTAAAACCAAGCATGTCCTCATCATCACTGACATGAATGAGCTTTGATTTTGCATTTTGCTCTGTCAGTTTTTTGAGAGACATTTTCTTGGAACTGATCACGGTACTGAAAAAACTCTCAACACCGTTATTCATGAGGCTGCCTTTGACTTTCACGAAAGTCTCATTCACCATCTCTACATCATTCATCACATCCATCGTGTGAGCAATAAAGATGACATTCTTGGAAGAGACTGCGACATACTGAGCCATCAGCTTTTTCAAATATTGAGCATATTCACCCCAGGCTTTCATTGTATTGGTGGATGTCAGGACATAGACAGACTCATACATATCCATCAGGAATGTGAGGCTGTCCACAATTAGCGTATGAACATCTGGCTTATTCTCTGCCGCCGTAAAAGCATTGTAGACGTCCATGGGGTCAGTGATTGTATACTCTTTGAACTTGCTCCGGAAGGGCAACTTCTTGTTGGTCTCACAATTCAAATACATGACCCCATCAGGGTCTTTCAAATTGCGTAGACTGGCAGATTTGCCTGTAGCTGACTTTCCAGAGATCAAGATCAAATTATCATTTTCATGCGGTTGCGCCATAAATTACCTCATTATAATAAAAAAGCTGAATTAATTTTCACACCGTGTTTAATAGCAATTTTAAATAAAAGATTTGCAGCATGTGCCATATCAGTATTGATAGCTACTGTTCTCAAAGCAGAATCATATTTCGATTCAATACATTCTAATAATGCTGCATCTCCTCTTGTTTTTAAAATAACTGCATATGATAAAGGCTGCGCCATAAATTACCTCGTATCGCGTAAGTGCACTTTTTTGGAAACAGAGAGCATGATAGTACCCAGGATTTCCGCATCAGGAAGTTTGTCTTCCAATTTATTATTGAAAGTAAAAATCCTGTCTCGAATATCCTCATGGGTCAGGCCGGCATCCACGAGCATATAGCCATATCTGATGAACTGATTTGACCGGTTACCAGTGGCTGTGTTGTTCACAAACCACCGCTCGAGATTGGAGAGATTGGCCTGATTGGCCACGAGCTTTTGCTGTTTCTCGGCTTTCTTGGTCTTGGGAATGAACAGGAAAGCATCTAAATTTTCCACAACGCGTTTGCCGGTATTGGGATCATCTGTGTCATACCAGCTGTCCCCATCATGAGATAGCCATTTGCGTGAACGCTGATTGGTTCCTGTGTCTACATCGAATGGAAGCCAGGCATACAGATTATCCATGAACTCTTTATACTCTTTGGCGTCCAGTTTGACCTCATGGCTCAGAGGAAAAATGATACGG